CAGTTTTAATGGCAGTCTTTGCTGGACCAGCATTGGTACTTAAAGTTTTAGCTTGCTTAAGAAGGGTATTTACAGCAGCACTAACACCCTTTCCAATAAATTCTGTTGCAATCTCCGCTCCAGCAGCTTGTAAGACGTTCATAGTGTCTTCATTCCATCCAACTGCATTGGAATCTTGAATGCCACCTTGAATTGGAAGTTGTACGCTTTGCCCAAGTGATGTTCCACTTTGATATGATGTACCAAAGGAACCACCTGAAGTGTTTAGTGTTCCTGGCAAGTATTTTAGTGCGGTAAATTTCATATAATCGGATTCATTACCTATTGCACCTTCTGGATAAACTAAATCACTTTTTCCTGCGGCAAAACTTTTTACTGTCTCTTGATTTGCTGCTGAACTTACAGTGAGTCCGTTTAAAGATCCATCACCAGTAACAGGTTCTGTTTCTCCATCTCCACCACCTGGGTTTTCTGGATTGTCTGGCGGTATTGGCGTCTCTGGTTCTTCACCTTTTGCTTCTGCAACTTGTGCTGGCGTAAATGTTCCGTCTCTAGACGTTTGTTTTAAAGCACTTTTTACTGTATAGTCTACAACGTTCTCAAAAGTTGCTTGAGCGGTGTCCTCTTGCAATCTGTTAACTAAACTCTCATTAAGATTACTTGATGCATATTCAGTAGGAATGAATTTACCATCAGGTCCTTTAACTGCTATTGCTTTATCTGGATCTATTCTTTGTAGAGCTCCAAGAACATAAGTTCTTTCGTATATTGTTTGTTCTTTTGTTACTGGGTCAATTACAACTGAATAGTTTATCTCCTTACCGTCTGATGACGAAAGTTTATGTGGTGGGGAAGTATGAAGTATATCACTAGCTTCTTCAGATGTGTACTTACCAAAGAAAAATGTTTGACTTTTAGATTCAACTTTTGCTGGTGTTGGCATGTTAATTAACCTTTAAAATCTTCATCGTTTGATCCATATCCTTTATATATTAGTGCTCCACGGAGCATCTTCCTAAAGGATCTGTTATTATTCTTCCAAACGTCTGTGATATTAATAGAGCGTGATTTGCCGTCTTTAATACTAACGAAGTCTTCTATTGGTAAATTAGAAGCGGATGTCCACTCAGACCTAGCAACGTCTAGCAACAGACCTTTAATTTGACTTATATTATATTTAGATACTGAATTATAAGGTAATGTTAATTTGTTGCGTCTTAAATTTTCAACGACTATCCCTCTTTTAAGTGGATGAATGTAATGAAGATTACATCCTAAAAAAGAAGTTCCCTCAACTTTAATTACAAATACTAGTGGAAATGGGTCAAATACCGATACATTATCTTTTTCAGATGAATATTCAAACATAAAGAGATGACCCTGTTTTGGGAATCTTCTGATCATATTGTCATCTGGATCATCACTGGTGCGATCTTTCATCTCATCTCTGATAAGACGTTGTGGATCTGCTGCATATTTTTTTGATAGTCTCCTGAATGCTTTTCTGTAAAAGAATGGAGATCTACCAGGTTCTACATCAACTTCTTGTCTTAAATCTTCAAAAAGAGTATTCTTAGACATTACTTGATTCCTAGTTCGTCTTCGGTTATAATTTTAAATTCAAGTCGTCTATCCTTACACCATTCTGTTGCTGCCTTCCATTTGGCTTTGTTCACTTCATATGTCTTTGCTTCATAGATGAAGGATTTAGTCACTTTTTTAGACTTTCTCTCAGGTGGTTTAGTTTGTTTTTTGGGCTTTACTTCAACCACATATGTTTTTGTAGATCCATTTTTTTCTTTGACTTTTATAAGAAAGTCTGGGAAGTAGCGATGAACTCTACCATCAATTGGTGACACATATGGAATACAAAACTCCTCACTTGCCCACTCTAAGATATTCTCATTAAGGTCACACCAAGCACAGAATCTACGCTCCCAACTACTCCTACAAATAATATTGTTGGGGTTACCCTTGTATTTTTTGGGGAACGATGGGCGGTATCTACTTTTAATACTTTCGCTCATAAACTTGGCTACATATAATATAGGGATCCTTAAACTTATTTAGATGGCAAATCCTATCAATCCTGGCATTAAGATGACGGACTTGAAGTCCAAAATAATGCGACCCTCTTTGTCATCTGTTTATGGTGTAGTGGTTAAAACGCCAAGAGGTTTTAAATTTGATGGATTTGAATCTGGTGGACAGGAGCTACTTGAATTAACTTGTGTGGAAGCTAATCTTCCAGGATCTAGTCTTGGAACAATAGAAACTAATAGAGATTATCGTGGAGTTGTTGAGAAGCACGCATATGCAAAATTATATGATGAAACCATTGATTTCACCTTTATGGTGACAATGGATCCAGGTAATAATTCACAAAAATCATACTTCCAGATCAAATTTTTTGAAGCTTGGATGAGATATATTGTTGGGGAGGATGTAGGAGATAATAAATTAAAGAAACCAACATTTCAATCTACTTTAAGATATCCAGAAGATTATCAGGCAGATCTTGCTATTGTTAAATTTGAGAAGGATTTGGGATTTGGACTTGACTCTAAACAAAACATACTAGTATATGAGTTTGTCCAAGCATTTCCTAAAGCAATTAGTTCTGTTCCAGTTAGTTATGAGGGATCTAATGTCTTAAAAACTACAGTATCCTTTACTTATACTAGATACTTTATTTCTGAAGTTGCAGATAAGGAAGATGTAAAATATGCACCACCATCACTTGTATTTAATCCATGGGATTTCAATTCAACGAAAAATTTATATAATAGATCTGGATTGGATTTAGATATTTTCAACTCTAATCCTGGTGCTTCAATATTTGGAGAGTCTTCATTCCCAATATTCAGAACTACTGAATAACCCCATAAATAAACACATGAATTGATAAGTTTATGCCATTACCTACTATAGCAGCCCCAACTTATGATCTGGTTCTTCCTTCCACTGGAGAAGAGTTGCAGTTCAGACCATTCTTGGTAAGAGAGGAAAAACTTCTTGTTCTTGCCTTGGAAAGTGAAGATCCGAAACAAATCACTACAGCAATTAAGACTGTAATTACGAACTGTATTTTGACTAAGGGAGTAAAAGTAGAGACTCTTCCTACTTTTGATATTGAATATCTCTTCTTGAACATTCGTGGTAAGTCTGTAGGTGAAGAGATTGAAGTAAATGTTCTTTGTCCAGATGATGAAGAGACTTATGTCCCAGTGACTATTAATATTGATGATATTAAGGTCAAGAAGTCGGATGGTCATGATAGATTGATCAAGATTGATAGTACCATTGCTATGGAGATGAAGTATCCATCTTTAGAGCAATTTATCAAGAGTAATTTTGATTTCTCTGGTGAGAATAATGTTGAACAGTCATTTGATTTGATCGCTACTTGTATCAGTCAGATTCTTACTGAAGAAGAAACTTGGGATCTTGATTCTGTTCCTAAAAGTGAAGTTACTGCATTCTTAGATCAAATGAATTCTAATCAGTTCAAACTGATTGAGAAGTTTTTTGAAACTATGCCCAAGTTGTCACATGAGATTGAAGTTACCAATCCAAAAACTAAAGTAAAAAGTACAGTCTTATTGGAAGGATTGTCGAGTTTTTTCGCATAGCCCTCTCCCATATGGATTTGGAGAACTACTATAAGTTAAACTTTGCTTTGCTCCAGTACCATAAATACTCATTAACTGAGGTAGAGAATCTAATTCCATGGGAGCGGGAAGTTTATGTTGCATTGTTGAAGGCTCATTTGGAAGAGGAAAAACTCAAAGCGCAACAAGCAAATAATAGTAACTAATGGCGAGAACACCGACATTCATTCGCGAATTTGTACCATACTCCACAGTTAAGCAGAACGAGCTTAAGTGGAGTAGTTATGCTGCCAGCCGTATTTCTTATAATAGAAATCTTCTTGCTCGCGAATTTGGTGTAGATCCAGATAAAGTATATTCAACTTTTGCAAGGAATTTTAAGAAGCATACAAAAGATTTTCCTTTAGCAGCAGTAGATACTGGAACAGAGAAGAATAAGGCAGATTATGAGAAGCAGGAGCAGTATGTTCTGTTCTTGTGGAATTATTATGTTGTAGATAAACCGAAAAAGGTAAGTTTACCTAAGAAACCAAAAGAGACTACGGTACAAAAACCTAAGGTAGAGGATTCTTATGACGAACAAGAGGTAGATCCAGATAACCCTTATGCTGGTGATACTGATGACCCTCCAATGATTGCGGAGATGAGTCGTGTTAAACCAAAAAAGGGTGGTGCATTAAAAAAACCAAAAGCAACAGTATCAAAAACATATGTACCAGCGGGACCATCAAAAGATGATCTTCTTGGTGATGCTGCAGAAGAGATTGATCCAAGGATAGCAGAACTTCTTGGATTGGAAGATGGTTTTGACTTCAGTTATGATGATTATCTTACAATGTTAAAAGAGTGGCAAGTTGCTGCTCGAATGACAGATAGCAAGGTATCTACTGAAGATTCCATGCTGATTGACGAGGAGAGGAAGAGAGTAAGAAGTAAGACTGGCAAATTTAAGGTAAATGTAAAGAGAGTTGATAAAACAACAACAAAACCTGCAACAAAACCAGCCAGTGGTATGGTTGGTAGTGGTCCAGAAAAACAGCAACTTCTTCTTGCTCCTGGAGAAGATAGTAAGAAGAAGAGGAAGCGTAAAGCATCTCTTGAAGAGAATGTTGCTGCGATAAGAAAGTCTGTTGAGAAGATATTCAAAGTTCTGAATGGTCAATTTGAGGCTATAAAAAAGAAGTCAGAACTTGATAGACGTAATAAACAAAAAGAGAAGAGAAGAAAGAAGGAGAGTGCTTTAGAGGGAGCTGGAAAGTTTATGATGAATCAGGCAATGAAACTTGCCGCTCCTACGTTTGATTTGTTAGACAGATTATTTAAATTCATCGGAACTATTTTACTCGGAAGAGTAATGATCAAGTTGCTTGAGTGGTTGGCAGATCCAAAAAATCGGGAGAAAGTTGATTCACTGGGAAGATTCTTACAAGATTGGTGGCCAGTATTATTATCTGCATTTGTTCTGTTTGCAACTCCATTAGGTGCATTGATTCGGTCTGTTCTTGCAGGAGTAGTGAAACTGTCTATGTTTATGGCAAAGAAGGCAATTCCAGGTCTTCTTAAATTTGCTAGAGCACATCCTCTTGCAGCAGCTGCTACGGTAGTTGTTGGTGGTGCAGCAATTGGCGGCATCATGCAATCTCAAACACAATCAAATGATCCTGAGAGAGCAAAAGAAGGTAAGACTCAGCTAGATGATACCCTAGAATTTGGTGGTGTTACTGGAGATCCCATGGGCGCATTGGCGTTCCGTGGCGGTGGTCGAGTTCCAAGATACTCTAAAGGTGGAGGAGTTCAAAGAAATAGAAGAACTATGCCATCTGGTGGAAAGGTAACACATTCTACTGGTAAGAGAGTTAGGGGTGCAGGAAAAGACACTCAGATGATTGTTGCTCAACCTGGTGAGATTGTAATGTCTAAACCAGCAGTTGATAAGATTGGGGCACCCTTCCTCCTTGGTCTTAATAAGATGGGTGGTGGAACAAACCAACCAACATATTCTAAAATGGGAGATATTCAATTTGCTCAGGGTGGTGGACAAATTGGAGTTAATATTAATGATAATTTAAATAATTTGAGTATACAGGAGTTAAGTAAGTTATTAGATCCAACAGAACCAGGTGCAAGAAGACCTCACGTATTCAGAGCAGCAAGAGAAGCAAGGCAAAGATATGCCGCTGCTCCAAGAGAAGAAATAGAAAGACAGGCATTAATTGCAACTATTCGTGCTGTTAGATCTCCAGAACCACAACAATCATCTAGATCTCCTTTATCGTCTTCCACATCAAGAAGAGAATCAGCATCTGGAACTTCTATGGCAGGTGCGATGACTGGACGTAGACCACCTCCACCTCCATCTTCACCTTCACCTCAAATGCAAACTCAGGAAAGTGAAAGTGATTCTGACATAGATGTACAAGGTCCTCGTAATATGTTATCGAGTTCTGCGGGAGCAGCGCCATTTTCTGGTGTCATACCAAAATCAACGAAACCACCATCAGCAACACCTAAACCTCCCCCAGCAATGCTAGGTAAAGGTAATTTGCCTCCTACTCCAGAAGCACCAACACCTCAGGTTAGTGTTATGGCATCATCTAATGTTGTTGATTCTGGGGGTAAACGTGCTCCTGGATCCACTGGTGCTAGAGATTTACCCACAGATTTTGAGGCATTCTATCAAACAGAATTGAGGATTCAGATGCTTGCTATCTATGGAATCACTGAGGTAGAGTAAGATGGCAGTTAATACTCAAAGATTTTTGCCTTCAAGTGGTGGAGCATCTGCAACAACAAGACCAACAGCAACACTTGTCCCTTACAAAAAACCTTCTGGTGGGGCACTTGTAAAGCAACAATCTGATGATAGTAAAGAAGAAGAAATCACTCCTTCGTTGGAGGAGAATGTTGCTGCTATTAGAGTAACAACAAAGAAGATTGAAAAAATTATTGGTCGAACTTTAAAACTTAACAAGGATACAATGAGGTTCGAGGCGAGAACGAACCAAAAAAATCTTCGTGAAGAAAAGGAGAAAAAAAGAGAAAATAAAAAGAAGAAGGGTATAAAAATGCCCAAGGGAATTAATATTCCTGGAACGGGATTTTTGGATGGAATTAGGAATTTTTTAGGAACAATAATTCTAGGTAGATTATTGGTGCTTTTGGTTGATTATGCACCAAAAATTGCAGAGTTTGTTAAATTTATTTCCCCTATCGCTAAATTTATTGGTGATGTTGTTAGTGGACTTGCGGATAAATTAGTAACTGCAATTGACTTTGGATATAAAGTAAAGGATAAAGTAGAAGAGACAACTAAAAATCTATTTGGTGATGATGGACTAAAGAAATTTAAAGAATTTCAAGGTCATTTTACTAAATTCATGAATCTGGCAATGATCGCAATGATGCTTGCTGGAACTACTTCTTATGATGTTAACAAGGGAAGACGTGGGGGAGGTGGTAATAATCTTAATAGTAGAGGTAGATATAATTCTAGAGGTGTACGCACGGATAGAGTTAATGGATTTAATAGTAGAGTAAGTCGTAATAATTCGTTATTAGTCAAATCAGGAGATACTTTAAATTATCAAAGAATAGTTAAAGGAGGAAGTTCCTCTGGTGCAGGTGCTGCTAGGTCACAGCAAGATATTATAGGTAGATATTCGCAAAGGTTTGGTAAAAAAGCTGCTGTAAATAGGTTTGGAGCAGCTGCTTCAAATGTTGGTAAGAACGTAGCTACTAAAGGTCTCCGTGCTGGTGCAGGTAAGATCGCTGGTAAGATTCCAATTGTTGGTCCTCTGATTGACTTTGGAATCAGAGCATTTATTTTTAAAGAACCACTTGGTAAAGCAGCAGCAGGTGCTGTTGGTGCTGGTGTTGGACAAGCACTTGGAACTTGGTTAGGTGGTGTTGTTGGTGGTCTTGCTGGATCCGTCGTACCAATTGTTGGTAATCTTCTTGGTGCTGCAGGTGGTGCTACATTAGGTGGACTGATTGGTGGTGTTATTGGTGATCAGATTGGTGTCAGTCTTTATAATGTTCTTACAAATAAAGAAGATGCAGGTGCTGTTGAAGATGCTAATCTTGAAGCGAAGGAAAAGGGTGGTGTAGTTGGTAAGGAAGAATATGAATCTGAGAGGGAGAAGAGAGCAAGAAATGCTAGAATCCAGAAGATAATGCCCTCAAGTGATAATCACATGAAGGTTAATGTTGCGAGAGCAAAACAAGCCAAAGGAAGGAGGGGCAATATTTTTAATAGATTATTCTCCTTTATGACAGATGTTGCTGAGACTGCCACGTCATTTGTTAACCCATTTGATAAAATTAAAGACGCTGTAAAGAAATTAAGAGCAACTAATAGTGGTATTTTAAGTAAGATCATGGCACTTGGTGCTGATCTTATTGCGGGTAAAAAACCAGACGCCAGATCAATTAAGGCAATTGTTAAAACATTAATAACATTTTTTGATGCTGCTATCCCTGCACCAATAGGATTAATCACTAATATACTGCAAAAGTTGGCAAATGGTGGTTATGTTCTTGAGACTCCACAAGAACAAAAGAAGAGAACTCGTGAGTTTACTAAAATAGTTGAACGTAAGTTTCTGCGGGATGCTACTAGAGA